CAAACGCACCTAAACCTATATTGGATGCTAAATTCTGTAAACTAGGTACAAATCCATAACCTCCTAATATACCTTTGGCTGCTCCACCAATACTAGCTCTACCAAATAAACCACCAAAACCAGTTCCTGGCATTCCAAAACTTGCTAATCCTATTAACGCAGCTTTACCAATAGGTGACTTAACAATTTTTTTTGCAGTCTTACCTATAGATTTTACAAAGCTTCCTAGGCCATATAATTGTCTGGGCATTTGTCCTCTTGATATTGTCATATATTTATTAAACTAGTTTGCGGCAGGTATAATTCCTGTAGTATCGCAGTTTATTTGATTTTTGTAGGATCGTCAATACGTTTCATGTGTTGCAACTCATCAAAAAATCTACCACAATATTGATGTTCACCAACATGTGTAATGTAATCCATGATATAACAATACACTTTACCACCTAAATCACGCCATCTTTGGCAGAAACCAAAATCTTCACCATAATATCTCTTACTATCTGTATCATGTAAAGTATCAAATAGATTGAAAAAATTATCTTTTTTAACCTCTTTACCATTAATAACAGTAGGTTGATATATCTCTAGTTCTGGATGAGCTTTTATAAGATCAGTAATTACTTTTCTTTTAATCAACATGCATCCTGTAGGTGCGTGTGTCACTTCACATATACCATCTTTAACAAATATCTGTCCATCTTTGTTATGTATTTTTATTGGGAACATATATCCTCCCTTTAACAAAGACTCGGCATTTTTTACCATATCTGTTTGATTCATTCTTTTCCACATCTTATCTGTATCAAATGTTTTCATTGGATATGGACATGCAATTATATCTTTATCTGCTTCTAGCATTTTCATTATAGTGCTAAAATTAAAATCAATATCAGAATCTATAAACAACATATGTTCATAATTATCTTCATGATTTAAAAACTCGGCTACACATAGATTTCTACCTTGTGTAACTAACGACGATTTCATTAAAGTAAAACTACAGAGTATATTATTTTGTACACAATCTAATTGAAACTTTAAAGCTGCTCTTGTGTAGTGCATAGATACGTCTGAATGACATGGTGTTGCTACCATTATCTTTGCTTTTGGTTTTGGTTTTTTTTCAGATAGATCAATAACTTCTATTGAAGAATTTACCTTTCCTTCTTTTATGGTTTGATAGGTATCTTTATTAAACCATATTGGTTTGTTGTTTTGCATTAATTGCTCCTTTTAAAAATGTTGTCCAAAAAGCTGCTTGTTTTTCCCAGCCATAATATTTGTTTGTATATATCATTTGAAAATTTAAATGTTCTTGTATTGCTTTTGTATGTAGACTTTGTGCTGCAGCCTCTATACCCATAGCAAATTTTTTAGCTAAATTTTTGTAATCATTTGAGTAAGGAACATAAATAGGAAACTCTGCACCTGTTTCAAATATAGCTCCATAGTTTGTAGTCAAACAATACAAACCAGCAGCCATAGATTCTAATAAAGAAATACAAGACGTCTCTTCCCATATACTAGGGTAAACATACATTCTATAATTTTTTAAATTCCTTGCTATATAATTATTTGGTTTATAACCTATGTAATTTACGTTTGGTAATTTTTCTGCTTGTTCATATAACTCAGTATAATATTTATCATTCTGATCATAAAAGTCTTTACCATACACTTCTGTTGATGAATACACATCTAAAGTAATCAAAGGATTCTTTACTAATTGCATAGCACCAAGCAGTACAGATAAACCTCTCCACGGTGTATTGTGATGAATTATTCTTATAGGATCACCCTTTTTATAATGTGTAATGATAGGATCAATTTTTTCTATACCATTTTTAATTACTAAACATTTTTCTGTTGGTAATTCAAACATCATTCTAAATTTTTCACAGCTCCAATGAGAGTTAAAAACATACCAATCATACTTGTAATGATTAGATTTATTCTTAAACCAAGGATGTAAATTAGGTTGATCGTAAGAATTTTTTTGCCAAAGAATATTTACTTTAGTTGGATGTAAAGGAACCTTTTCAGGTATAGATGTACATATCTGCACCTGATCTAAGATTTTAGGATCTACACGTTTTTGTAAAAAACCTAATTGTAATTCTGTTCCGCCTTGTGCTTTTTTATTTCTCAATAACATAAGCTAATGATATCCTCCAATATGGTATGTTTTTTATTTCTTGATTTTTATGTAACTGACTAGAGTCAAACAAAATAAAATCTCCTGGTTCGTATCTACATATTTCTCCTTCTATATTTAGTTCTCCTCCCCAGTCTTCAGCCCATTGTGGTGTTAGAAAACCTACAATACTTTGTTCACTGCTATCTCCGTCAATATGAAAGCTTGCATAATGATTATTGTTTTGTGCATTTATTATTGTTCTTTTTATATTTTTTCTTAAACTAAAACCGTGTTGTTCTTGACATCTAGTATTTATCATATCAAATAAACAATTTGTATATCCTATCCAATATGGAAAATTAGCTTGTGGTTGTCCATCTTTTATTAAACAGACTGCTGGAAAAGTTCCTGCCATAGTATTAGCGTTAGATTTATTATTCAAAGCAAAAATTGTAGAATTAATTAATTCTTTATATAATGAAAACAAATCTTCTTTTAAGATAACGTTTCTAATTCTTTTTATCATTTATAATACTTTCAACGATCTTATATGCTACTACTGCTTCTTTTGCAATAGCATGATCTGGGCTACAACAAAGGAATATTTTATCAAAATTAGTTTCTTTAATATAATTAATATTATGATCAAACATAAAAGATTTTAATTTATGCATCTTTGTATTTATCCAATATACGTGGTCAGATGTAGGATTTGATATCCAGGTATAATTTATCTTATGTGTAAAAACATTTGCTAAATGAAAAAGCCAATTACCTTCATCTACACTTTGAAATTTTTCATAACCAAAATCATGATGATGATCTATATTATATATATTGTATTCAT